AACACTGAATTGACGGGCTTGACCTGTTCGCGAGCACGTTGAACGGAAAGGGAGATTTTTAAAAGAAAGATTTGTATTCATCCGACGTGAGGTCGCGCTTGGAACAAAAGGTCGTACGTCATGAATGGACGTAAAAACATAATAAACCATAGGAGGTATATATGGACAAGATGCTTGGGAATACCGATATAAACGGAGCAAGAAAAAACGTAAAAGACATTGTTGTGTTCGGGAACGGTGATATTTTTCAACTTCTCTGCAAGGTATCAAGTGAGAATGAGGGTTGGATGAAAAGCACGAAAGCCATGCAGACACCGAGCGGGTGCGTTGTTCAGGTAACAACGCAGCAGAGGAATATTGACCTGACGTATTCCATTGCGGAAGCATTGACGTTTGTTCCCGGCGTAAAGATTGCCGGCGATCCCGAAAACGGCGGTAGAAAGCTGGTCTCAATGTATCTTTAGGGGAACACGAACAGAGGCGGCCCTGTAGCCCCAAATATATGTTTAAGAAGATAGTGCCGCACAAAGAAAAGAATGCCTTTTAAAGGGATCAAGTCCACCACGCCGGTGTTTATTTGTAACGCATTCCCCACTTTTCACTTGACAAGCAAAATAGGATCTTTTAAAGTACTTAACAAACAAATAGGCACTCTTACATCCGGAGTACACCTTAAAGAAGAGGAAAATATGGCATAGGAAGCGGGGATCTGACCCCATGAGCGGCTTATTTTATCGAATTCAGGCACAGTTGGGATTCAAATTCCGATGCGTGCCTTTTTTTTGTCTCAAGGAGGAAACCCTATGGCAGACAGTATAAATTGGCCTCCGTATCAGTCGAAATTCGAGGGGGCAAAAAACTTCGCGAAAAAGGTAGCCCAAAAGGTCGCCAATACGGCCACGGAAGCCGCATCTACCGGAATGGCGACCCAGGCGGCGAAGAAACTCGAAGCGGAAAGAAAGCGCAGAGAGGAAATGCTCCAAGGCGGCGGGGATTAGATCATGACTCCAGGCACGACGACTTCGACAGCGGGGATTCCCACGAGATCCTTCGGAAGGAATGGCCTTATTCCCGTCAGATCCGATGCCGAACTCAATGCGGAAGCACGCCTCAAAGTTGAGCAGGCCCGGCCTCCGGAAGCGATACTTTCCGGACTGGCCGCGTTTATCGAAAGCCAGTGGTCTCTCGCAAAAAGAGCAAAAATGAACATCGAACAGGAGATGATCGCATCCTTGCGGCTCGTAAAAGGCGAGTACGAACCCGACAAGCTGCAAGCGATCCGGAGTTTTGGCGGATCCGAAGTATTTATCCGTCTGTGCTCCAACAAGGTCAGGGATGCTGAAGCGTGGATGCTCGACATTCTTGATCCCGGAAGCGAAGAAACCTGGGCGTTGGCCCCCACTCCGATGGCCGATCTTCCACAAGATATAAAAACGGCGATCAAGAAAAAAATCGGCGAAGAACTGATGGCCGAGGCATCGCAATCCCTGGCAGAAACCGGGATCATACCTTCGCCGGCGATTATGGATTCCGTCATGCGGGAACAGACCGCTCTTGTTGAGGAGAGAGTCAAAGAACAGGCCCAGGAGATCGCCGTAAAGCGAGCCGAGGCCATGGAACTGAAGATCAGGGACCAGCTCGCCGAAGGCAAATGGGAGAAGGCCTTGCGGGCATTCATCAAAGACGTGGCGAGCAAGAAAACCGCTATTCTCAAAGGGCCGATATTCCGCAAACGGAAATGCCTCAAATGGGTTGTGGATCCGGCGACCGGAACCCACAAAATGCAGGCGTCGAAAGAGATTATTCCCGAATTTTACAGGGTGAATCCCTTCGATTTTTACCCCGTGACCAACGATGTCGACCCCGATATTATCGAACTCCACCACATGAAGAGATCACATTTGACGGCTCTCATAGGCGTTCCAGGGTACAAAGAGGACGCTATCCGGGCGGTTCTGCAAGAATACTCTGATGGGTACAGAGAAATAACCGTGGTTGACCAGGACCGCAAGGACGTGGAGGAAAACGATCCGTCGAGCACGTATGCTAAAAAACTGATTAATTCACTGGAATACAACGGCTATGCCCCGGGGAAGGATCTTCTCGAATACGGACTGACCCCCGAACAGATCCCCGATCCCGATATCGACTATCTCGTCAACGCCTGGAAGATCGGCCGGCACGTGATCAAAGCTACCCTGAATCCCGACCCGAAGGACCGCAAACCCTATGCTTATACCAGTTATTCGACATCCAATGATTCGTGCTGGGGTGAAGGACCTCCGGATCTCATGCCCGATATCGCCTCCATGGTCAACGCCGCGGCCCGGGCGCTCAGCAATAACATGGCGATTGCCAGCGGACCCATCGGAGAATACGATATCGACCGGCTTGCTCCGGGCGAAACCGGGGGTTCCATCTGGCCATGGAGAATGATCGGCACAACGTCTAAAAACATGCAGGAAGGTCCGGCTGTCAGATTCAGTTATCCCGGTATGCACGCCGAGCCGCTTATGGCCGTGTACGAGAAGTTCAAGCAACAGGCCGATGACCTCGTAGTTCCCTCCTATGCTCACGGCAATCCGCAGGTCGGAGGCGCCGGCAACACAGCTTCAGGCCTCTCCATGCTCATGACCGCTGCGGCTCGGAACATCAAACTGGCAATAGGGAACATTGTCGCCGTTATGGTCGAAATGGTGGAAAGACTTTATGACTTCAATATGATGTACGATCCCGATGAATCAATAAAAGGAGATTCCAAGGTTCTGACAAAGGGCGGGGCTGCGCTGATATCCGCCAAGGAGCAGATGGCAGTCCGAAGAACGGAATTCCTTGCGGCCACAAACAACGATATGGATAACCAGATTATAGGTATCCGGGGCAGGGCCGCGATGCTCAAGGTGGCGGTAAAGGACTTTGACATGGATCCCAAGAAGGTCATACCTAATATCGAAGCCATAGAAAAAGGCCGGATACCGCCATTGCCGGTTCCGGTTCAGCCTGATGCCGGCTCCCCGGAAAGCCCTCGGACGCTTGATCTCGCCGGCAATCCGGTATCCGGCAAAGATACCACGCTGGTCAACAGGGAAAAACCGTGAATAAACCAGACGAAAAGGTCTTGTATGAACTCCGGCGCCTTTCACCTGCAATTCTCGAATGGCTTGTCGGGTCTTACGGCGAAGAAATGTCGAAGATGCAATCGGAGAAAGACGAAGTGTGTTTAAGGTGGATTCAAGGCGGCGCTCAGATGCTCGATGAAATGATCCACTACATCGAAAACGTTGAGCAGTATCTTGAGTCCATAGAGGCAAATAAAGCAAGGCTGCAAGCGAGCAAGAACGCGTTTAATTGATTTGCAGCAACAAGCCGAAAACCAGCAAGGGCTCGGCAATGAGCCAAGACCGTATAAACTTAACGACTGGCAAAGGAGAAGACCATGAGTATCGCAGCGATGAAAAAAGACGCAGAGCAAGCCGATGAACTTCTGAAGAAGATCAGTGACGGGCAGGGGAAACCAGACAATGCTGATCCCAAAGGAAAGAAACCCGATCCGCTTCCCGAGGGCGGTGCGCCGGTAAAACCGACACCAGCGGCAGTTGCCGACGATGATGCAGCCAAGTGGTCGCACAAATATGCCGTTCTCAAGGGGAAATACGATGCCGAGGTTCCTCGTCTTCATGCCGAGTTGAAGGCGCTGAGAGAGGAAATCAAGAAAGTCTCTGAGGCGATGAAACCAGCCGCAGAACCTGCGAAAACCGCTGAGCAGGCGATCATGGACTTGCAAGAGGAATACGGAGAGGATTTCGTGCGCGCCGTCGACAGCAGGGTAGGCGCCATGGTGGATGCCAAAATCGAGGCCAGAGTCAAACCAACAGAGGATTCCGTAAAGAACCTCTCGGCCGACAAGGCAAAAAGCCGGGAAGATGCTTTTTACGACGCCCTTGACAAGGCCGTTCCGGACTGGCTCACTACCAATGGAGATCCGACTGCGAATATTCCCGCAGATCCACGGTGGACGGAATTCCTCACACAGATCGAACCGATATCAGGCGCCACGTATCAGCAACTTCTTGACCATCACTACGAAAACATGGATGCGAAAAGGGTCGCGATGATCTTTAAGGTGTTCAAAGGCAACCTGGAACCTAAAAAGAAAGATAATGCTCCGGTTAAGAACCCGCTTGAAGACTTTATTCATCCCGACGATACTGCCGGAGACGCAAAGACGGCAGATGGAAACCAAACAATAATTTCCAAGGCCACGATAGATCAGTTCTATCGAGACGTGCAGGCCGGAAAATACAGAGGCCGAGACGAAGAAAAGAGAAAACTCGAATTGGAGTATGATCGCGCCGTGGCCGCGGGAAAAGTGAAATAAGGAGAACCTTACCATGGCCATAGATAAAGTAGCTGGAATGCCCGATTATGAAGCATCGGGCGCGAACAAGAACATCCCTTG